AAGGTGCTCAACCCCGACAAGGGCATCGGCGAATGGCAGGGCGCTTCCCCGCGCGCGGCCGTGCATCGCATCACCTTCGAGGATGGCTTCGGCCCGATCCTTTTCGAGGCGATGTTCTTCGCCTTCGGGGATGATGCCGATCCCGATGATCTCGGCGGCACCGAATACACCGATGCCTATTGCAACGAGCAGGACAAGCTCCGCGAGGCGCTCTACATCAACCTCGCGCGCTCGGTCGGCCGCTACCCGAACCGGGGAGAGATCGGCCTGCCGGATGACGAGCGCATCGTGCATGGCCGCATCTTTGGCGATTGCAACGCGCCCGCGCCGGATACGTGGGTTTATCGCGACTGGTGGAGCCCCAAGAAACCGCCGGGCTACCAGCTTTTCCGCCAGCCCGGCGGCTTTCATGCCGAGGCCGAAAACCTGAAAGCCGTGGGGCGCGGCTATTACAAGCAGCAGCGCGAGGCCAATGCGCACCGCCCGTGGTGGATCCGCGTCAAGCTCGACAACGAGCCCGGCTTCAACCAGGAGGCCGCAATTGTCTATCCCGATTACGTGGACAGCGAAATGTCGAGCGAAGAGCCGCTTCGCGTCTTCCCCGAAATCCCGGTCATCATCGGTGCGGATGGCGGCGCGACGCCGGCGGCCGGCCTCCTGCAGGGCATGCCCAACGGGCAGATCCGCACGCTGGCGGAAGTCGCGCTCGATCGCGGCGACGAGATCACGCTCGGCACGCATCTGCTCGCCATCATGGCGCAGCCGCGCTTCAAGGGTTGCGAATTCTACCTCACGGGGGATGAAGCCACCTTCGCCGGCGATGACCTGCCCAACGGTTCATGGATCGGCCGGCTCGGCAAAATCCTCGGCCTGAAGCCCAACCGCCCCAGCCTCGGCAACCACGACACCGAGGGCCGGCACTTCGCGCTTCGCGATGCGATGAAGCGCCGCGTGGGCAATAACGAGCCCGGCTTCCTGCTCGATGCCAATGCCTGCCCCACCATCCGGCGCGGGCTCAACGGCACGTTCAAATATCACGTGACCAAGTTTGGCGAGCGCGGCTCGATCGTGAAGAACCTCGACAGCCATGTCTGCGAGGCCGCCGAATATGCCGCCGGCGAGCTCGGCCAGAGCCATGCCCGCAAGCGCCGCAACGATCGCCTCGCCGAACGCGCGCAGAAGCGCGCCGAGGCTCAGCGCAACCCATCGCCCCGCTACAACCCCATCACCCGCAAGCGAGCTTAGGAGGCTCCCATGTCCATCTTCAAACGTTGGTTCGGCACATCGGGCAAGGAAAAACAGGCGGCGGAAATCGCCCGCCGCGAAGCGGAGCGCGCCCGGCGCATCCAGGAAGCGGCGCTGACCAACCCGGCCGACAGCGAAACCTCGCGCTCGGCCGCCGAGCGTCGGCTTCGTCGCATCGGTGCCATGCGCGGCGTCAGTGGCGCGCGCACCGGCACGGGCGGCACCGCCGCCACCCAGCAGAAGACGCTGCTCGGCGCCTGATCGACACACCCAACCGAAGGAGGCGGAGCATGGACCGCGCATGGCTGATTGATCGCCACAACGAGCTGAAAACGCTCCGCCAGCCCGAGGAGCGCCTCTGGAAGCAGATCGCCGAGCTTCTTCGCCCGGATGATCAGGATTTCCAGGGCAAGACCTCGAACAATTCGGCGATGGACGAAATCCTGGACAGCACGCCCCTCTACGCGCTCGAGGATTTCACGGGCGGCATGTTCGGCCAGCTCACCAACCCTGCCAACGATTGGTTCGGGCTCGGCATCGCCGACGAGGAGCTGATGCTCTACCAGCCGGTGAAGCAATGGTTCTGGACCGTCAAACAGCGCATCCGCGCCACGCTGGGCCCGACCATGTCAACCTTCTATACCGAGGTTCCAAGCTGGTTTGCCGATACCGGTGCGTTCGGCATCGGCACGCTCTATTCGGAAGAAGAGATCGGCCGCGGCAGCTTCCTTGATCGCACCATTCCCTTGCGCGAACTCTATATCGACACGGACGCGGCCGGGCGCATCAGCGCGGTCCATCGGGAATTCACCTTGCGCGGCCGCCAGGTGCTGCAGCAATTCCCGGGCACGACGAATGTCAAGGAAGATCGCGAATACACGATCATTCATGCCGTGATGGAAAACCCGGATGCGAAGCCAGGCCGCATCGGTCCGGCCGGCATGGCCTGGGCCTCGGCCTATGTCTCGCCCGATCTCGTCGAGCTCGAGCGGCGCAGCGGCTACAACGAAAACCCCTATCACAGCATCGCCTGGTCGCGCCGCTCCGGCCGCGTCTATCCGCGCGGGCCGGGCCATATCGCCCGGCCGGACATGCGCACCCTGCAGGAGATGGAAAAGAACGATCTCATCGCCGATCAGTTCATGGCCGATCCCATGAAACTGGTGCATGGCGAGGCCGATTTCACTCCGGCCGACATGGTCCCCGGCGCCCTGCTCATGGGCGGCATGAGCGACCAGGGCAAGCGTCTGGTGGAAGCCTTCACGCCCAACGGGCAAATGCGGGATCGCGGCCAGCACAAGCAGGAAAAGCGCGCGGCCATCAAGGAGGCGTTCTATTTCTCGGTCATGCAACTCATCAACCGGCCGCAGATGACGGCCACCGAGTTCACCGGTTTTCAGGAGGAAACACTCCGCCGCCTCGCCCCGAACCTCGAGCGCATCCAGCAGGGCGGGCTCACCCCCTTCATCCTGCGGCGCTTCCGCATCCTGCAGCGGGCCGGCGCCCTGCCGCCGCCCCCGCCGGAACTCGACGGGCAAATGCTCGACGTCGCCTATCTCTCGCCGCTGGCCAAGGTGCAGCAGATGCAGCAGGCGCGCGCGGCCGATCAGCTTTTCGGACGCGTCATGCAGGCCGCCCAGGTCGATCCGGAAGTGGTCGATACCTTCGATATCGACCAGTATATCGCCGTGACCCATCAGGCGAGCGTCGCGCCGCCCTCGCTCCTGCGCTCGCCCGAAGCCATCGCCCAGCGCCGGCAGCTCCGCGCCCAGGCACAGGCGCAGCAGACCGCGCTCGACCAGGCGAAACAGCAGGTGGAAATCGCCGCCACCGGCGCCCATGCCGCGCAGGCCCAGACATTGGCCAAGGGGCGCCCGGCATGAGCGGCCTGCCCTATTACACCCAATGGTTCGTCGCCCTGTTTCGCAGCCGCCGCACGCATGAGCTCGCGGCCCAGTATCGCTGCATTGGCGAGAACAAGCTGCTTCTCGCCGACATCATGAGCCGCGCCGGCGTCTTCGATGTCGCGCCGCGGCCGGGCAATCCGCAGCAGCTCGCCTTTCAGGAGGGCCGGCGCAGCCTCGCGCTCGAGATCCTGCACCTCGCCCGGGCCGAGCCGCTCGAAATCGAGGCCTTCCTCAAAAACGCCATCCGCCAGCCCCGAAAGGACCCCTCGCCATGACGCAAGAACACCCCAATCCGAACCCCGATGCCGGTGCCGCCGGCGGCACTGGTGGCGCTGGTGCCGGCGCGGCCGGAACCCAGACGCAAGGCAGCGATGCGCCGTGGTTTTCCAAGGCCGAACTCGGCCTGAGCCAGGATACGCGGGATTACCTCGCAACCAAGAACTATGGCGGCCTCGAGGATGCCTTCAAGGCAAAGCGAACGTTCGAGACGCTCGCCCGCGACCGCAATGCCCTGACCGCCCCGGATCCGGCCAAGCTCACCGAATGGGATGGCTGGACCCGCCTCGGCTGGGAAGCCGATGCCGGCAAGTATGGCGAAAGCGTGCCGGTCTACGAGAAGTTCAAGGGCGATCCGGATTACGAGCCGTTTCACGCGGATCTCGTGAAGGCCGCGCACGAGCTCAAGGTGCCGCTCTCCCAGGCCAAGGCGCTCGCCGACAAGGTCGGCGGCCTGTTCCAGGCCCGCAACGAGGCGCTCGACGCGGCTACCGCGCGCGAGCGGGAAACCCTCGACGCCCAGCTCCGCACCCAGTGGGGCAAGGATTACGACGCCAATGTCGATCTCGGCCGCCGCGCCGCAAAGGCCTTCGGGCTCGACAGCCCCGATATGGGCGAGCTCGAGGCCATCATGGGCACGCCGAAATTCGTGCAGGCCTTTCACAAGCTCGGCAAGGCCATGGGCGAAGACAGGCTCGTCACCACGACGAACCCGGGCGGCGACCCCCGCTCGCCGGAAGCCGCGCGCGCCGAGCGCCAGCGCCTGAAAGCCGACAGGGATTTCGTCGCTTCCCTCGATGACAACCGCCACCCCCACCACAAGGCCAACAAGGAGCGCTGGCAGAAGCTTATCGACATCGAGGCCGGCGGCTGATCTATCCACCCCGCGCCAATCGAAAGGAAAGATGATGGCCAAGACCAAAGAAACGCCCAATGACGAAGCCCAACGCCTCGCGGCCGAGCAGGCCGCAACCGCTCAGCAGCTTGACCCTGCCAATATTGGCCCGGAGCCGGACGCTCAGCCGGAGCCGGTTGCCAATCCGTTGCCGATCGACAATCGCAGCCCAGCCGAGATCCTTGCCGATCCCGGCCGCGCGCTGACCTATGGGGAAATCCTCGATCTCGAGGCGCGGGTGAGGAACGCCGCAGCTTGACAATCCGAGGCAAATCAGACAGCCCTTGAAGCCTCGGGAGGAGGCGCGCATCGTCCCTTGATGAGCGCGCCTCTTCTGTCCGCTACCCGGCGCTCCCGACCGGGCCCGACTAGGATGCCGCCGAATACGGCCGCCGACTGCAGGCGTTAAACGATAGGCGGGCCCGCCATTCTGCACGGTTCGATCCCGTGCGTCTGAGCCGCTACCCGGCCGAAACTGAACCAATCCCGTTCACTTTCGATGCCGGAGACATCCCATGGCTTTCGAGGCAGTTACGGCGGGCCATCGGCTCGCCTACAAGGAAAACGTCCAGCTCGCGGTGCAGCAGAAGCGCTCGCGGTTCGAGAACCACTTCACCTATCAGGGCAATCTCACGGGCCGCCAGATGCGCATGCTCGAGCTGATCGGCACCACCGAAGCGCGCGTCGATGCCGAGCGCGGCGGCGACACGCCGCATATCGAAGCCCGCATCGAGGATGTCTGGCTGCGCCCGCGCCGGCTCGACTGGGGCCGCCTGATCGAGAAGGAAGACACGATCAAGGCCGCGATCGACTATTCCTCGGTTTCCGTCCAGGACGGCGCCGCGGCGATCGCGCGCGGTCGCGATCGCATCATGGCCGCCGCCTTCTTCGGCCCGCGCATCGTCGGGCAGGATGGCAGCCAGGCGCCGGAAGCCTTCAACAACCCGAACGGCAACGTGCCCGTCAACTATGTCAAGACGGGCTCCGCCACCAACTCGGGTCTCACCATTC